CCCGTATAAATACGGTAAAGAATGTACGTCATCAATTAAATTTTAGTGAGGGGTGCTTAACCCTCATTTAGTCTCTAGATGTGTCAGGTTCGAGACTCCACGTCTCCGTGGCTTAATTGAAATTGTGAAACGATGCAAAGTGTGTGCTCCGTAGATGGTTTAAAGATCTGCGGATAGCGTTCAACGTTGAAAGGCTCTGGAAGTGGCACAACGCTCGTTAATGCGTTTTTCCAGAGTCGGTTTAGGGACCTACAGTAGCGGAGAGAATTCTCAGCCAGGACATCACTTCCTTTAAAAAGGGATGAAAAGTCCTCGCGGAAAATCAACTCGACTGCTGCAAACCCCCAAAGCCTATCATAAGATATCGAATACTTTCCACCGATAAAGTCGTGAGAAGTCTGTTTATAAGGAAAACGCTGTTGAGCGTATTTCCAGACTTGCCACGGAGTATCGGGGGGGAGAGTAGGTATCTTAAAAGTGTCGGGGTGAGAATAGATCTTTCGAGCCAAACGAAGATCTAAGTCTCTAGGGACAAATCTCCCAAAAGATGGGAGCCCTAAACCACCCAAGGCCTTTGGAATAAACCAGGGGACACTAAACGTCGAAAGACGAGATTTATTAATATGGAGAAACTGACACATAACACGATCTTTTATATGGGAAGGGGAATCCTGGATAAGAGAGGAACAACGAGAGGAAAACGAGTCATTTAAAGACTCGTCACCTGCACTCGCTAAAGTACCTCTTCCAGAACGCTTCATACCAAATAATAGACCAAGGTTAACGTACTTGACATGTTCAAAGTGTCGAATACGATTAACACGTGTGACAGTCATATCACTATTCCTACGACTTGTCTGATAACCCTCCCAACCCAAAGGATGGAAGTTGTAAGTCGTCGAATTCATATTAAGAAATTTTGTTGAAAAGTAAACTTTTCCAACTGAAGGCTCAAGCCCACAATAGGAAGATAGCTGACTCCAATAACGATAGCCTAACGAATTAGTGCGGAGAACCGCATCATCACCGTTAACGGCTAAAGGAGTATCCAACAATCTAACAGATTGTTTTCGCTCGAGCTCGTAGGCCCATCGAAGTATTATGGCATTAACAATGCATAAAACAGGAAAGGAGACCACGGAGCCCATAAGTTGACCACGAACTTGTGGTAGATCACCAGAAGTCGTATGAATAAAGTGTTGTGTCATAGCCTTACGAAAAAGTAAAGTCATCTCATCTGAGAGACCAATTTTTAACGAAAGAATACTGACAACAACATCTGATACCCAGGAATGCATTCGGTTTGTGGCATCTACGTAATCGACAGATAAAAATCGTTGATCACCTAGAAGTCGCGAACCAATTGCTTCTTGAATTAAATCAGAGGTTACTGGGGTCGAGATTAACTTAAAGGTTTTAAATTCCTTCAACACTCTCCAAAGGAAGCGTTGTAACGGTTTAAGAGCCGTATATAAGTAACCGGGACCCTTTGAAATAACCCGAGTCTTCAAAGGTTCAGCAAGAGCGAGTGGAACAGCTAAAGGAATCTCCTGATTAGCCTTACTAATGATACGTGTATATAACTCAGAAAAACTGAGATACAGGTCATCAAGACATACAATAGGAACTAGCCTCTTATGTACCCTTTTAGGGGATAAAAAAGACTGAATGTTCCATAAAATATCTGAAGGTAAGGAATCTAAGGAGGAACCTTTAAAGTTCTTTTCAAACTCGTGAAATGATAGATAGGAAAGAGAAATTAAGTCATGATCGGTTCGAAGACCATTAAGTAAATCTGGGTGTTTCATTATCAGACCTAAGGCCCCTCCGGCTGAGCGATTATTAATATAATTCGCAGAAGTCGAAGGGAAAAAAGGTTCGATGAAATCCTTCACAGTATACTTATGATCTCCAAAGACCTCATCAATAAGTCGACGAGCTTGAACCTCAAAGGAGGCGATAGAGATTTGTTCGAAATAAATCGGGCATTTCTCTGTCATATCAGCCCATGACTTAAGATTAATCGGACGGGGTAAGGGTATAGAAGTGGTCAACAGAGACGAGGCATCCTTCTCAGCTTGTCGTAAGAGAACGACATCTGGACGAGGGAATCCTTTCTTTGCATAAAGCACCGATGTAATGAAAGAGTCAAAATCAATTGGCTGCTTTCGTTGCATCAGGCGACACCATCTATAACCCAATCCACCGAATAAAACATGAGGACGGTCGAAGCCGTAAGTAGGATCCTTTGGGAGATCCAACTTCTCTTCACATAACTTAGCTTTGTTTGAGACATAAAACGCAGCCAACTTATATTTCACGAATTTAATAGCGCTACCAGAAACAGAAGCGCAATAAATCCAATGATCGTAAGTTGATTTCATCTTAAAATTCTTTCTATCAAAACCATAAAGCACACACAATGTTACTAAAGCATCAACACAGTGACGTACAAACACCTGTTCTAATTTTTTTAGAGCGGGCGGAGGAAATATCGCCTCCATCATTAGCGGGTTATCAACAGATAAACTGCGGTATATCTTTA